CTCATTTTGTTTCTCCCTTGATAAGTTTGATTAGGTGGTCATTGAATACCCCATAAAATCCACAACGGCATCGTTGCTTCCATTTACCATCAGGTGCCACATCTAACTGCCAAACGTGCTCTTCTAGCAACTTGATAATGTGATCATCAGTATGTGCCTCTGCTTCATCCCAAACGTCCAGGATAATTTCAGCCATGTCGTCAATATCTTTGAGCTTTGGTAATAGATTTGGTGCCCACTTCTCTAGTAGGGCCACTCGCTTTTGAAATCCGTTCATTACTCTTTACCCTTTAATAGTCTTTTTAGTCTTTCATTTACCTGTGGTGGTTCAGCTAGAAGTTTTTCTAATTTATCATACTCTTCTGCAGATACCTTGAAAATTTGTGGCTCTATCGTGCTCAGTTCATCAAATGCAGCAAAGCTTGGACCTAATCCCTTATACTCTTCCACTTCTTTTTTCCATTCATTCTTTTCACGTGTACGAAAACCATCACATACATCATCATTGCAACATGGGCATTGAGAGTTAAATCTCCCACCACGCATCATACCTGTCATTTACGATACCCACTCCAAAAATCGAAGGTGTGGTGTCCAAAGAAGAACATAACACCTCTATACTTAGGATGTCTCTCAACAACAATACCAAAAAGCTTAGCAGGATCTATTCTGTTTACAGTATGTTTATACTTAATCATTTAATTTCTCGTGGGTAATCAGCCATCCAGTAAAAGATAGCGTCTATCTGTGTAGTTGTATTAGATAGTAGGTCTACAATGTGTCCACCGTCTGCCCCAAAATCTTTAGTGAGGGTCTTGCGTAGGTGATCAGTTAGATACTCTAGGTAGTCTTCAATGTCAAATTGTGTCTTCATTAGAACACCCTCTTGTGTATTGCTATAATTACGATAGAGATTACGATACCAATTACGTATCCCGAAAAGCTTCCAAAGATTTCCATGTTTTCCTTAAATGAAATATATTTTATGTTTAATGTAATTGTACTCTCAATACCGCTAATTGTCAATAGGATTAGCTAAATTTTCCAGTCTTAATAAGATTAATTAATTCATCTTTAGACTCAGATATCATTTCATGACCATCTTCATCTATATACGCTAGGTTTTCAATCAGGTTGATAATCTCAGCATTACGAAAAGCTTTACCCTTTGTCCAGCCATTCCAGTAATGCTCACAATTCTTTTGATGCCCACCACATTCATCACAATAGCGTAGCGAGTAGTACAGCTCATCTATATCAGTCATCTACTACTACAATCTGACTAGCCATAGCGTCATGCCATAGCAACCATATCTCTCTCATATCTGGATCTTTCCAGTCACTTGAACTAGACTTAAGCCAGTAAATAAACAGATGTTCCTGGATTTCTCTCTTCATTGTTTCAACAGTGTAGTTAGTTAGTTTCACTTGTCTGTTCCTTTGTGTTCCCCAAAAGTTTTGTGAAAAGTATATGGAAATCTCTTTTCTTCAAGTTCAATACGAACGTCTTCTTTATATTCATCAAGTGCTCCAGCTATACCAAAAGCCATATCACTTGAGATAGGGACCTCTTCACCATTTACAACTAAAATATATTCTAATTCTGGTGGCTGGAAGCCAAGGCCATGATCAGTATATGGATAGTCAAGTTTATATGCCGATGAGTTAATTGTTTTAATAGATATTTGATTCTTCATTATACTTCCTCATAAATGTGAGTACTATTGGCTTTTCCAATTGCTTCTCCTTCAAGTCTAACAGTATATCCAAGTTTTGTCAACTCTCTTACAGTCATATCTTGTACTGGACGAAATAGTTTCATAGCTGCATCATCAGCCTTTTTCTTTTGCCATTCAATACCCCAATCAGACCCCTCCTGGAATCCCTGAGTCTTTCCATCCTCGTATGCCTGGACTTCATTCTTCTTAGCCTTACGCCACTTGAGAACAGGCCCACCGCCATTGCATCCATGCAAGTGGTCTCCAGTCATTTCATTTTCAGGAATGTCACATTCACAGTTTACGAAGGTTTCTTCAGTTGCCTCGTAGGATTCTCCACAACATCCTGGCTCACTACAGCCAACATAAGAGTCATCTTGTTTTACATAGTATAGAGTCATACTACTACCCCTCAGTAGTTATTGAAATATCTGGAATAATGTTTTCTGGATGGAAGTTAACCTGATAGTGGAAAGCCTTTACATTATTGCTTTCAAGCTGTTCAACAAAATAAGATACATTGTCACTTAAGCCAAGGTAATGCTTCTTATACTTATTGGGTCCAGTCATACAGGTTACTTCCAATGCCCCTGCCAATGCAGAGTTGTCTCCTGTATCTACCGCACAATAGCCCTGCAATTCAAGCAGGTATTTGTCAGTAATTCCATTAAAGAATACGATCCTACGTAGTACCTGGAATTTCTCAGCCTCTTGTGATAGGTTGTAGGACACCCCATCCGCCTGGGTTGCACATCCAGTTAGCGATGTCGTTGCACCAAGTGCAATCAATGCAGCTGCAACTAGCTTCTTATTCAATTTAATCTCCCTTTACGTTAATAATCTGTCGTAGTGTGTGTCTAATCTTTACTAAGTCTTTTGCATCTTCCATGACAACGTCAATATCCTTGTATGCATTTGGATGTTCATCAATGAATGCTTCAGAGTGTGACCATTCAATACCCTCCATCATAGCATCTAAAGACTCTTTTGTAAAGGTCTTACGTGCTTCATTACGAGAGTATTCACGCCCAGCACCGTGTGGTGCAGTGCAGAATGAAAGCTTATTTCCAAGCCCTTCAACTACATAAGATGCAGTACCCATTGACCCTGGAATAAGCCCCATCTGCCCCTCATTAGCAGAGATAGCACCCTTACGAGTTATCCACAGATTCTTTCCCCAGTGATTTTCAGGCTGAGTAAAGTTGTGATGACAGTTAATTTCTTCAATAATTTCAAAATCACCAACGTGATGCCTGAATGCCTTTTTAACACGATTCATCATTACTTCACGATTCTTAAATGCAAATTTTTGTGCCCAAGTCATTTCAGCAATGTACCTGTCAAACTCTACAGTTCCTTCTACAAGGTACGCTAGGTCTGGATCTGCCAGAGTAATAAAGTTTTTTACAGCGTACATCTGTGCAACAGCAATGTGATGTGTAGCAATCTTATTACCAACTCCACGTGAACCTGAGTGCAAGAATAGCCAGATAGACCCACCTTCATCTTTTGTAATCTCAATAAAGTGATTACCAGAACCAAGTGATCCAATCTGATGTGTCCAGTTGCTTGCATAGTCAGATGGGTTGAACCCTGCGTCCAGTGCTAGTTCCAATAGCTCGGTTGCTGCGTCTAGTGCATCTGGCTTGACTGTCTGGTTATGCTTAAATGCTGACAATGGAATAGCAGACTCAATTGATTCACGCAAACCCTTGAGGTCTACGGTAGCCAAATCATCTACAGTCTTATTAGTCTTAATAGCCATCATTCCACAACCAATATCTACCCCAATTGCAGCAGGCATAATAGCTCCTTGTGTAGGGATTGCTGATCCAACAGTTGACCCCTTTCCAAGGTGTGCGTCTGGCATTAGTGCAAGGTGTGGAAAAATGAACGGCATTGACGAAGTAGTCTTAGCCTGCTCAAGTGTCTTCTCATCTAGAATAGATGCCCAGTTAAATAGTTTATTAGTTACTTGTTCCATCTTATATCCTTAATTATTTCATCAAATGCTATTGGTGTGTAATTGATTTGTTCTACACTTACGTTAAAGTACCAAGGATCTTGTAGGTTCTTCTCGTGAGTGTGTCCGTGAATGTTTCCTTTATACCGCAACTTTTGGGTATCACTAACTGGAATGTGAGTTAGTACAAAGTTATCTAGTTCGTGGCTACCACGTATATCGTAGAAGTGTGGAGTATAAAACTTTAGCTTCTGGATATCGTGGTTGCCCTTGATCAATACCTTACGACCATTTAGTCTAGATAAAATGTCTAGACTTTTAGAGTTCATAGTAACATCACCAAGGTGATATACCTTATCTCCTTGCTTAACAACGCTGTTCCAGTTCTCAACCATGGCCTCGTTCATTTCTTCAACGGTATTGAAGGGACGCTCTGCATACCTAATAATATTAGCGTGACCAAAGTGAGTATCGCTAATTAAGAACACAGTCATTAAAACATCTCCATATAATCAAAGTCTTCTTCCCGTGCTACATAGGTAGTCTTAAAGTCTAGCGACTTGCTCCATACGATAATCTCTGGTACTAGTGGGTGCATTAGATACCCCTGGTCTTCAAGTTCTTTAATTATTTTGTCATTGTTCTTGATCAGGAACAGTGGCTCTGGACTATCCCACTCCATCTCGTATTCAGTATTAGCTGTGCATACAAGGGTGGTTGGTTTATTACGTGTTAATAGCTGCATGTATTAAGTATATAGGCTGGGAAGGCATTTGTCAAGGTTACCCCCAGACATTTTCGCTCTTATTTGTAGGAAGTTCACCCTTTACCAAGGGAACGACATCATGAATACGCAGTGGATCCTCCTGAAGCCAATCTGTACCATCAAGCTTCTTAGTCAGCATTTGAACAATTTCTACATGCTTTTCATCTTTGCCGTCAACAAGACCGTGAGCATATCCCATGTCATATGCTTCTTGAATTAGTTTAAGTTTCTTTTTGTTAGATATCACTGGGTTTAAGTCTTTCTAGGATCCTATTCATTGCATCCAGCTTTTGTCTCCGAATGCTTAGCGGATTTAGTAGTTCAATAACCTCTGCGTTGAATTGGTGAAGGTCCTCTACACTGGATAGGCCAAGTTCTTTGACCAGTCTCTCTTTATCCTTTTTGGTTAGTAATGCTTTCTTTGCCATTGATTGCCTCTCTAATCAAAGTAAATAGCGTATCTTGAAATAGTGGTGTACGTGTCTTGTGAGATATATCTTCAATCTCCTGGACAGCTCTAAGAAGTCTTTGACGCTCGTCTTGCTGCCCCTCTGAATAGGACTTAATTCTCATTCTTCCCTACAACATAGTTAAAGAAGTGGTCCATGAATGTCTGCCTGCTGACTATAGAGTCTGGGACGTGCAAGAATGCACCAGTAGATGTCCTCTTTGGACCATGATTATCTAGGTTATCTTTAAAATGTTCGTTAATGGAGGCATAGCTTTTAGTGCTAAATCCACAGCTACATCCGTAGGTATATCGCTTACTCATATTATAATTATACTCCAACCGAGGAGTTATGTCAAGGGATTATTCAGAAAGTTCTGGCCAAATAGTTGGCGGTACGGTATCGTTGCAACCATAGCAGTACTGATCATACCCCTGGTTATCTAATCCACCAAGAGCAATCTCCTCATTCCTTGCTCTCTGGATCATTGTTGGTGTTGGGTAGCCATAAACTACTCTTACCAACTCTTTGTTGCATATTGGACAATTCATACTTTATAGTATACCAGAAAAGTAGTGGTTTATGCCTAATTCAAGTCAGAAAATTCAAATTTTTTGTCTTTTGTAAACCAGAGGTTAATAGAGTATCTGTCTTGTTTTACCTCTAAAACCTCGTGAATGTCCTTTTTAGACTTAAAAATAACTAGATCACCAGCTTGTGGGGTAAGTCCAAAACCAGCGTCTGGGAAAAATATTGTGCCATTATTGTCTAGGGTATTTAGATATAGCATTGCTGTGTAGTCTAGCTGGCTATTTGGTCCACCATCTTGTCCGTCAAAATGTGGAAAAAGCTTTCCAGTAGGATACTGTTTTGACAAAAACCAAGAAGTTAAATAAACTTCGTCTTGGATCATGGAAGAGACTCTTTTAAAGATATCCACAAGATCTTCTTTTATGGACGATACCACTGACATATCCTTAACTGATTGGCCTGGCATCTCGTCATCATGGCCGAAGCGTAATAAAAATCTACGACTACCCTCGTTATGGACAAAGCCGTTCTGGTTAGTATTGATAAAGTCAATAATCTTGTCTGACTCTTTGCTAGTTAAAAAATTGTGAATTATCTTAATTGTCATTGTTTAACAATTATATCATCGAAGTCCATTTGTCTTTACAACAATAGATGAGAAGCCAAGAGTTTCTTCTTTTTTCATAAAGTCACATACTTCAGCTATTGTGCCAGAAAAAATTGTCTGATCATCTAGGGATGCTTTTCTGCAAAACGTAGCCTGATTCTCATAACCAATAATTTCTCCGCACAATGTAATTAGATCAACCATCTTGTCTGGAAAGTCTATTAATACAAGCAAACCCTCTATTTTAGAAAATTTATGTATACTGTCAACTACTGAGCTCTCTGGCTTGCCCATAAATGCCTCAAAGATTACTGGTCCACCGCTAGACAATCCAGAGGCAGCAAGAGAGGTTCCCACAACATCTGGACCAGGAATAATAACAACATTAACTCCTTTATCTCTTACAGTTCTTACTAAGTCATTACCATAATCAGCAAATCCAGGCATTCCATTATCGCAAATAAATACTACATCTTCGCCAGACTTTAAAATATCTAGAATTTTTAGTATTTTTTCAGAATTATGCTCAACAGAATCAATCAATATCTTATTGGGGTCTAGCCCATGATAGTCAAATATATCTTTTATAAAAATTTCGGCATTGTCACAAACAACATAGGATACTTCTTCTATTGCTTTTAGTGTTCTTAGCGGTACGTCTCTGGGATTACCCACGTGGTTCCCACAAACAATAAAATTTCCAAGCCTCATCCTAGAAGTATATCACAAGTCCCCCCAGTAGGGATCGAACCTACGACGCACGGATTAGAAGTCCGACGCTCTATCCACTGAGCTATGGAGGGCTAGAAGATTATCTAGATTCTTTAAACTTTTTTAGTCTGCCACAGTTAGCACAAATAAACTTTAGCTGTGCAATCTTTAGCTTAGACTTTTCGAACGTTTCTTTATCAGTAACAGATTTAACAATTTTGTCTACGTCTGTCCCATCCAGTGGATCTAGCTGACTTGAGTGCAGCATTTGGTTGCAGGCAATACATGGACGCTTTAGCTTGTAGTTCTCTACATAGTTCAGCACTTTATCTTTAAATTCGCTAGCCATTATGTTCTCCTAATAGTTCTCTAGTGGGTCTTTATACTTAGAAGTATATCACTATCAGTGACCGATGTCAATAATTACTTGTGCTCGTGATATATCTCAGCATCATGGATTATATAGACATTGTTATAGCCAGCATCGTGGAAGCTTTGGCAAACGACAACCATTTCACAGTCGAATTCATTAGTGACCTTATTTATCCAGCCATACCTAATTCCTTCTTGAAATGGTTTGGCTCTATATAGACAAATACCATTTGAAGTAGAATAATATCTATCATAAGCCTTCATCTTATAGTCATCTTCTATTGGGTAGATGCCCTCGTCGTACACTGGCTGCTTCCTGGTAGCCCACTGATCGTAAAGTCTCTTGTTGCGAATAGTTATTCCAGAAACAATATCAAAGTCTGGCACAACATTCTTAAAGCTAAGAATCCTGGACACCGTATTCATGTCAAATTCTACATCTGCTTCTACCATCATGACGTAATCTACATCATTAATAAAGCCACCAGCCTCGATAGCCTTATTCCTGGCAATAGACAGATTCTTGACTCGATCACCGTCTTTGACAGAGCCATAAAACTTGGTTTGCAGATCCTCAAGAATCAAAGATACTCTAGAGAATGCTGACCAGTCTTTGCTCTGTAGCTTTTGTTTGGTGTCATCAGTAGAATCATTTTCATATATAGAGAGATAGAATTCATAGTTTGGAAAGTTCTTAACAATGTTGTTTAGCTTCTTGTGATATGAATCTATATACTTACTTTCATTTCTAATAATTGAATATAGTAGAATCTTTTCTTTTTTTGGATCATTGTTAGCTTCAACCTGTGTCATGGGCAGACCCTTTCTTTTATTTGCTATTGTTTGCTCAATCGCAGAGATGAACGCCTCCCCGATTTTTTTCCAGTCATAGTCTTTTGAAAGCTCTAGGGATCTTTCAGACATCTTCTTATATACCGCAGAATCGCTAATAAGTTTTATAGCCTTTGCCATTTCCTCTGGGCTCTCGGAGATAACCATGCAGCTATCCTTTTCTGCATCAGAAAATCCTCTGGCTCCTACTGGCGACGATATAATTGGTAGACCATAGCTAAGGGCCTTCATCATCTTGAGGTGTGTTCCAGAGCCAGACTTCATCGGATTGATAAAAGCAAACGCCTTGGAGAACAAGTCCTCCACTTCATCATTGCTAATTTCTTTTATCTTGATAAGGTTCTTTGGTGAAGGTAAGTGGTCAATTCCACCAACGCAGGATCCAGCTATTACGAAGTCATAGTTTGGAACCATTTTTGCCAACCCTATAACTCTTTCTGCTGCAATAATGTTTGGTGGGTGACCGCTTCCAATAAAGATGATCCTATTTGACTTCTGGCCAGCTCCAGCAGATATGCCAGGGACAATGTCATTTCCATTTGGAATGTAGTATGCTGGCTTATTGATAATAAAATGAGACTTCATTGCTTCAAAGTCATCCACTGAGCAATATCCTATTGCAGATGACCTATCTATAATATCTTTCTCAGTTTCATTTATTATTCTTATGTCTTCAGATCTTTTTGGAAATACCTGGCTAGCGAGATCTGTCTCAAAGTTCTGGGAGGAGTAGAATATTGGAATGTCATTCTTGACAGAGCTGACAAGTGGTGCTGTTGCGTAATGGTCTACGACAATGATGTCGTGAACCTCTGCCAGATCCCTCAGCTTTGCCCTGTAATTTTTAAAGTATCTCTTAAAGTATGCAATTCTGGTATCATTGTTTGGCTTCTTCAGGGTTGTCCTGCCCCTAGCTGCACGAAGAACCTCTGGCTCTACTGCAACTGATACATGTATTAGGCTTTCGGATATCTCTTTTCTAAACTCCTGACCCTCCCAGCTAAGCGATAGCAGAGTAACAGAATGTCTCTTTGACAGATACGTGACCAGCTTTACAAGTCGCTGCTTACCCCCATGGTTTTCTGAAAACGGATCTGGGGTTGAAGATAATACTAATATTCTTGACAATGTGAGCTCCTAACAATAAGTGTATCATAGTCTCTTATGCTATACTTTTTATAAGATAGGATTATAAATGAAGAAAGCTCTCATCACAGGAATCACTGGACAAGATGGTTCATACCTAGCAGAATTGCTGCTCAACCTTGGATACGAAGTCCATGGCCTAGTTCGTAGATCATCTACAAACAACTTTGTAAGAATTAAACACATTCTAGATAATGATAGCCTTTTCCTTCACCAAGGAGACCTTACTGATGCTGGATCAATAACTAACCTTATTAAGATAATTGAGCCTGACGAGATCTACAATCTAGGTGCTCAGTCTCACGTTCAGATATCCTTCGATACCGCAGAATTTACCGCAGAAGCAGACGCTCTTGGGCCACTAAGAATACTAGAGGCAATTAGAGTATTGGGCCTAAAAGATAGGACTAGGTTCTATCAGGCATCTACGTCAGAAATGTTCGGTAAAGTGCAGGAAGTTCCACAAAAAGAAACTACAGACTTCTATCCTCGCTCCCCATATGGTGTAGCAAAGCTATACGGACATTGGATTACTAAAAACTATCGTGAATCCTATGGCCTACATGCTTCTAGTGGAATCCTGTTTAATCACGAAAGCCCTCGTCGTGGTGCAAACTTTGTTACTAGCAAGATTGTTCTTGGTTTAAACAATATTGTTAATGGTAAACAGGATATCCTAGAGTTAGGCAATCTAGATGCAATGCGTGACTGGGGTCATGCCAAAGACTTTGTGTATGCGATGTGGCTGATGCTACAGCAGGATGAACCAGACGACTACGTTATCTCTACTGGAGAGCAACATTCAGTTCGTGAGTTCATTGAAAAGGCTGGAGAGCATTTTGGGATGAAGATCTGGTGGAGAAACGAGGGGCTTAACGAAGTTGGCTTTGACGGTAACACTGGAAAAGAGATTGTCAAGATAAACCCTAAGTTCTTTAGGCCAGCAGAAGTAGAAACATTGCTTGGAGACTGTGGCAAAGCAGTTAAGAAGCTTGGCTGGGTTAGAAAGCGTTCGTTCGATGATCTAGTGGCAGATATGTGTGAAAACACACCAAAGGTATTTCCAGACTATCCTGGAGAATAATGGATTACGTCTACATCTGTCGTAAAGGTGATAACGAAGAGCTTAGATATTCTATTAGATCTGTCGTTGAAAACCTGCCGCCTGGCAAAATCTGGATTGTTGGATATAAACCAGACTGGTATAGTGGAAACTTTATCTCAGTAAAAGATGCAAGATATAAGTTTGATAATATTAAGAAGTGTATGTCTGAGATTGCAAACAATCCCGAGATATCTGAAAACTTTGTGTCAATGCATGATGACTTCTTTATTACTAATAAATTAGATGAAGTTCCAGTATTGCATGGTGGACCACTTAAGGGTCGTGTAGAAGAATATGAAAAGCTATCTCCTAGTTCTGTTTACACAAGACTGCTTGCAAATACTCACAAAAGACTAATTAAGCTAGGGATCAGTAGCCCACTGGACTATGACATACACGTTCCAATGATTATGAATAAAGAGTTACTTAAGCAAACAATCAATATGCCATACCTGGAAAGATCTAACTATGGAAACATCTACGGCATAGGAGGATCAAAAAGCACCGATGTCAAAGTTTACTCTACTGGCAGAATGAGTTCTAGGTCATATGATTTTGCCGATGGTGGGTCATACTTTCTATCTACTGAAGACAGTTCTTTTGATCAAATAAAACCATTACTTGAATCCCTGTTCCCTGAGCCATCTCCATATGAAAGTACTGCGAGAGGGATTTGAACCCTCATAGGCCACCTTATAAGAGTGGTTCATTGACCTGTTATGATATCGCAGCTTATAGCTAATGACTAATAAAATAGTCTACTATCTGGTAAAGGTCGTCTAAAGATCCTATGTTATGGATGTGTTTCTTAAAGTTATAGTTGTCTAGGGATGTCTCAGATATATGTCTATTTACAGCTTCTACGTCTGGCTTAGATACCCTCCAAACGGCCCCAGAAGCCTCCAGGATGGCCTGAACCTCATTTTCGAATCTGACATCCGCAAAGACCACTTTGTCGTGCTCTCTGGCCTTTAGCATTGCCTGGTTTACCCAGAAGTCTTTTCCAAATAGCTCACGCCCAACCTCGGTTCCCATTCGCTGGAGTAGCTCTCTAGTGTCTGGACTATCTGCTTTAACGTTTTCCCAGCCAAGACCATCTACGGCAGCGGACAAAGGAACACCACGCATATCTGCAATATCAATCTTAGGATTAAGAGTGTAGAGTGCTTTTCTAATTGGATCCGCAAAAGAAATCTTAACAAAACCATAATTCTTAACTAAATAATTAGCAATTGTGTCTTTGCCAGATTGAGCGTATCCAGATAAACCTAAAATCATTGCACTGCTGCTTTCATGGTTTGTGGGAATACCTCTTTAGTTAGTTTTTCAACTGCTTTTGCATATTCTTGGATTTCTACCTGTGCGTCGTGCTCCAAACGCTGATCTAAAAATGTCATGACTGACTGCAGTGATGCTGTCCAACGCCAACGGACATACATACTATATGCTGGCAAAAATAGACGTGCAATCTCTGGTGCAACATTGTCATCCATAGCTTGGTGATATAGGCTTGTGCCACTAGCAATAGTCTCAATTAGTTTCTTGAAATAAAACTGACCAAGGTTTTCATTGATAGGTTCTCCACTACCCTGTTTACTATTCTCAGGCTTGCTACGCCATTTATCTGGACCAGGAACATAAAACTTCTCATCTTCTGTAATGTACCTACGGCTAGACTCATTCCAACCATTCTGATCATCTACATGTGAAGATGCTACTGCATACTTCCACCATTGTCTTGCGACAAATAAAGGTGCATAGACTTCAAAGGTGAGTGCTGCATGGCGGAAAGGGCTAGTATGTCCTTCACGGACAAGGAAGTTAATAAGCTTTTCATCTCTTGGTTCAAACTCTCCAGACTCTTTGTCGTAAGATACTCTCGCAGCGTTTACTACTGAAAGATCGTCTCCCAATGTATCTACAAGACGAACATAGCCCTCGTCTAAAACTTTAATACTAGTCATCAAGTAATGCCTTCAATTCTGGATATTTTAGATACTCTGGGTATTCTGCCAAAACCTCTCTGGCAGTCTTCTTAATGGCATCCCAGTTGTCTAGCATTTGCAGCCAGACACCCTCTGGGACGACATTCTTCCACTCTCCACCAATATACATTGTAGGAATCTGGGTCTTATCAATTATCGTATAGCCCCACGAGAGACCACCTTCTTCATGCGGTGCGATTAGTATCTCTTGTGGGTCTAGACGAAGTCCAATACCTTTTAGCTGGCCTTCAATTGGCTCTGTCATTTACTGCTCCCTGATTTCTCTCATGATGTCTCCGCAGTTACAGCCAAGGTTTTTAGCTGATAGGTTACATACTTCTTCTTCAGACTTACATAGAAGTCCATGGTTTTGTAGAATACGAATGATTCGTTCACGGTCTTGTGAGTTATCGTAGATCATTCCTGCTCCTTAAGTTTTTAATTTTAGCACGTAGCTTTGGTTTTGTAAAGTAGTTCCAGTTATTTAAAAACCAATGTCTATAAACTGGAATAGGATATCTAAGCATACCCCACAGATGTGTCCAATCTGTAGCAAACTTGTGCCTACTCATCAATATCAATGAGTGGGTTAATCTTTTTACGAATTACATTAAGAACATGCTTAATATAGTATGCGTAATAGGGATCTTCTGATGCAACCTTGTAATATTCCTGCTCGAATTCATCATGGATAGCGTGAAGTGCTGCTTCATATCCAGCCTGGTATTCGTCAAAATAATTAATGTCTGGAATTCTACCCATCTTATTAACCAATCACTGCAAAGATGTCACGGTATGCAATGATAAGATATTCTTTGCCCTCGTGAGTAATCTCTGTTCCCTGATACTTTGAAAAGATAACTCTGTCTCCAGCCTTTAGATCGATCTCCATCTTGCTACCATCTGCAAAAGTTGCTCCAGGACCAACAGCTACTACAGTGGCTTCCTGTGGCTTCTCATCAGCTGCTCCTGCAATGATAAGTCCAAACTCGGTCTTCTTTTCTTCTTTTTGAGGTAGCTCTAAGACTACCTTATCTTCTAGTGGCTTAATACTCATTTTAGTATTCATCCTTCTGGTGAGTTACACCGTGCTTATCATCGATATATTTGTGGATCTTACGCAAAGCGATTGCTTTAGATACTGCGTAGCCAACAATTAAAAATACTGCATTCCAGAAAAACTCTGAAACCATGTGCTCTAGGCCAAAGGTTACTTCTACAATTGTGTCAAGAACAGATTCGTGTTCGTGGTCGTGCATTTTATTTCCTCTCATACCGTTTGTATAAATATTATACTAAAGGTGAGAGGGGTTGTCAAGCAGCAATCGAATTAATTTTATCTGGCTGGAACCCTGCCCAGCTCTGGTCACCAGAAATAACCACTGGTGCAGACGCAAATCCCATAGCAACCACCTTTTCGAATGCTTGCTGGTCCTGGGTAATATCGACAAGTGTATACTTCACCCCGTTTTTGTCCAATAGTTTCTTTGTCTGTTCACATTGAACGCATGCTGGCTTAGTATAAACCGTTGTCATATTATCTCCTTTATAGTTGTAGATCTATTATACAGTTTTGTTTAATAGATTATTTTTATTTGTATTACGATTGTGTAACAAAGTAACTCTGCAGTGAAAGTAGAGGGATTCGAACCCACTAAGCATAAGCAACAGATTTACAGTCTGCCCTGGCTCTCCAACTCCAGCGTACTTCCTTGGTACCAACAGAAGGATTCGAACCTTCAACAACTTGCTTCGTAGACAAGTGCTCTTCCGTTGAGCTATGTTGGTCTGCACCGCCACAAGGAATTGAACCTTGTCCCTCAGTTTTGGAGACTGATGTGCTACCGTAACACTTTGGCGATATGCGTGACCCCACGGAGAATCGAACTCCGATTGCCAGGATGAAAACCTGGTGTCCTAACCATTAAACGATGGGGCCAAAAAGCTATTGTAGCAGAGTTAGTCTGCTTCTGCAAGTCTTTGCCAGGCCCAATTTAAAACATCTATCGCTACCTGATCCCCAGCCAGATCTTTTTCTGTAATAAGCTCTTGAAATTTAGTCATAAACGATATTCGCTCTTCTAGGCCACCTAGGCTATAGAGGTCTGCTGTTACGTCATCAATCTTTTGCAACAGCTGTCGAGACCTTATCTCAATATCATCTACGGTTTCAATGTTCAAATCCATACACTAATTATACATCTAATAATGTTATAATTTAATAGATGACAAGCTTTCTTGAATTTCAAGCGTATAAGGAAAAGATGGGCTGCCATGACTGCAAGGTTAAGTACCCCCACTATATCCTTGAGTTTGATCACCGCCCAGGGGTAAAGAAGGTAGACATAGTCTATCGTGTACTAAAAAAGTTTGGTAGAGATGCGGCCTGGAAAGAAGTAAGAAAGTGTGATGTTGTTTGTTCTAACTGCCATAAAGAACGCACATACTTGAGGGAACGCTTAGTTGCCTAACCTGATATAATCATTCAATGTACAAAATAATTATAAACTCTTTGCCTAGAAGTGGTAGCAATTTCTTATTTTTTCTAGCAAGATCGATGTATTCTCACGACATTAGGGATTATCAGAATCCCATGCTATCTGGTGAATGGCATCAAACAGACAACTGGATAATCAATGCTCATGAGCCACTGCTATTTCGTAGCAATATCCCAGATGTAACAATGACAACAATTCTGAGAAACCCTGTTGACGTCATCTCGTCTCAAATTTTAAAAAGCACTTATGGCTTTAGCCCAAGGACAATCGCTGGTAAACAAGAAATTATAGATGCAAATGTAAACTTTCTACATGACAAAAAAGAAGAGCACCTAAAAGAATCTTTATACCAGGAATGTCGAATGTGGAGTGGATATACTTATGGGGCAATGCTAGCTATTGATAGAATTATTCCATATACATTCGAGCAGCTAACGAAACAAACTCCAGAAGTTTTGTCTACACTATACAGTGTTTCTGAGAAATCAGACAACTACAGATATATAGATAGTGAATTTGTAAAAACTTTTATAGAAAATACAACTAAGCATGCTCAAAGCGACATTGCGTTTACGTCTGGGGCGTCTAATGGGTTACCAATAGAAAAGCCAGAAGAGTATTACATAATAAGAGATGCTGTAGAGAAATACTCTATGCTACCAGCAATTTTAGATGAATACGAAAAGGCTAAAGAGGCCTTTGCAAAAAGACAAAACGATCTAGGATTTACAGACTTAATCTTGTGATACTGAGTATGTCTCAGTTTTAGACTTTGTGTAATCCTTACCGAAATCAGCAAACAATGATTTGTCTGCCTCACGGTTTACAATAGAGCGTGACCAAGAGAATCCTGCGTCTCCACCCCATGCAAGCCACATAATGTATCCATTAGATGGGTTAGCCTGGTTTCCCCAGTCCTTGCCCTTCTTGTCTACCTCGTGTCGTGAGAAGTAAGAATACATACGCTTAACAGTGCTAAGAGATAGGGTTTCACCTCTTGCAAGTTGTCCTGCACGAGTCCAGCCTACAGCTGTTCCAGCACCATTTGCTTTTCCATCTTCTTTAAACTTAATTGCTCTACGTGCTGCTGCACGTGCACCTGCTGGGGGAGAATATCCATCAGCTTTAATCATAGAGTCAGTTTCATACTCTACATCATCGGAGTCTTCAAACAGATCATCTGCTTTTGCTGCAGGAACACAGTTAGGAACCATTTTGCCATCCTTTGGCTTCATGCCACGCTGAACATATCCATCCCAACATGGAGCCTGTTTCTCAATGGACTCTTCTGGACAGCATCCGAGATCCTTCTGAACCATCTCTACCTCCATTGGTAGTGGGCTAATTGCTACAGTTTCACTAGCAGCAACATTAATTAGATAGCTAGTCTCTTCCCAGTATTGACCCTCAGAGTCAAACTCTAGAGTTCTAACTACTACCGCTGGATTTTCTGCAGTAGCTTCCATGTAATACTCTGACCCTTCAATACCGACAGATCCCTCGGCCATTACGTGTTCTACACGACCAATGTGAATTTCATCTTGGCAGGAAGCGATTACAAAATCTCCGATGGAGACCATAGCCTTGCCAAGATTCCCTTCGCTACGATTGATAGCGTAAATTTGACCTGCTGCTTCTTTTGCAGTCTTGTGGCAGCCCATAACAGTTCCGTCATCTTTTAGAGCAGGATAGCCTTCGCATCCGTATGAACCCTTTTTACCTACATGGTATGGCATAATATTTTCCTTTACTTAGCGGTAGCCGTTAGCTGCCAGTCAATTTTTTGGTGAGCATCCATACGCTCTGCAAAAAAGTTTGCTAGTGCGTGTTGCTTCATCATTGTAGCTTCGGCTACAGCATTTTGAAACTTACTAATCATTAAATAGTTAGATTCTTTTAAATCTATTACCATTGACAAAGCATCTGTACCTGATACAGACTCAGACACGTTGGTGTTGTTATAAAATGATAGTAGATCACTAGGGGCTATGAACCCAAGTTTGCGTAGCCATTCAGCCAATGGATCAATTGCTGATTCGTATTCTTCATAGATGTCAGAGAATAGGTCGTGGAACTGGTGAAAGTTAATGCCCTCGACATTCCAGTGGTATCCCTGAGCTTTAAATCTTAGGGCTACGGTGTCTGACAGCAGCTCTTTTAGTAATTGATCCATTCATAAATTATACCACAAATACCAAAAATCCCCCATACAGGCTATTCAAGCACGAAGGCCACGGTCATAAAATAGGTAACTAATCCATCCTAAGCGTAGTCCTGTATGAGGGACACTATTATTATATCAACGTTTTGTTTATGTTAAAATTGAATATGCCAAAATGGACAAGGCCAGAGTTGCCTTATGATAGCTTTGAAAAGTTTGATAATTTAGACAGTGTCGAGAATAGCCCAGCTATTGCTCAAGCACAGCTTGACCATGCTAAGATTTTTTCATCGAGAGAGTCTTACTCAAAGCAATTACCAAAAGGAATTAGATACTTAGAACTAGGGGTTGCTTGGGGCTATTCTGCCAATATGTTTATTAAAGAGACGGAGGCCTATTCCGCAGACCTAATTGATTGGTACAACCAAGATCTGAAGTGCTGGTCTTGGAGAAAATTTGGTGAATGTCGCTGTGACGGTATGAAGCATGAACTACTGTATACTGCAGAAACACACGAAGATTATGTCAAGGACCTTTTCTCATGGCATCCCCGAGTTAAAACTTTAAAAGGTGAAGCTAATAAGATTATTAAGAATCTCAAATCTGAATATGACTTTATATATATAGACCTGTCTAACGATAGAATTCTTACTAGAGAAATCCTGAAGTCCGCTCAAGATCTGGTTCCTGTAAATGGTATAATTGGTTTAAACGACTACACTATTTTTGACGGGATCATTGAAGAAACTGCATATGGAACATTTCAGACAGTAAATGAATTTTTAGACAGAAATAAAAATTGGGTTGTGGATGCCCTAGCATTACATCCGCTAGGATTCTACGACATATACCTTAGAAAGATTTTCGAATGAAAGATAATGAGTTAATATTTAAAAACATTTCTGGATCGATAGATGATGTATTTTTTAATGATTTCGATAGGACTTGGTTGAAAAGTGATCCTAATGGGCCAGAGCCAGACAGGGTATATACAAAGTTGCCAATCGAGGTAGCTTATGACGACGGCAACGTGCTTTACGAGTACAATAAAGACTTTTTTAGATGTGATAATTTTACTGATAAGCACAACGGCCCACACATCTTATTTGCTGGCTGTTCAGAAAGCGAAGGGGTGGGGGCTCCAATAGATACGGTATGGACAAAAGTCCTATTGTCTACGCTGGGCAAAGACTTAGGTTTTTATAGCATTGCAAGAGCTGGTTTTGGATGGCAAAAAGTGATTACAAACTTTATGGTATACGTAGAAAAGTATGGCGTCCCCTCATATCTATTTATTTTGCTTCCAAACATAGGCAGATTCTTTGAGTGGGATAACGAAAATAATAAGTTTTTATATGTTCAAAGATATCCAAATAATTCAGATCCCGAAAAGAGGCAAACTGGTGGCATTGAAATGCCAACAGAAAACTTTAAAGAAGAGGTATTGACAAAACAAGAACATCGTAGATCATTTGTAGATTTTGCTATTAGCTGGAAGTTATTTGAAAAATATTGTGAGGCTATAGGTACTAAAATGATTTGGTCATCCTGGGATTATGAAGAAAATAAGAACTATGAGATATCGAAGGTGTCTAAAAACTATATCCCATTGTCACAGGAGGGCTTGTTTGAGTTTATAAAATCTAAAAGGCCAGATGGCAAAATGGATAAATTTGATATCTCTAGAAGAGATGGGCATGGTGGAATTCTGGTAAATGAATACTGGGCAATGTCATTTAAAGCAGAGTTTGATAAAAGAGGTTGGTCATGCTAAAGAAGTTGGTTGTTTGGTATAGATTTAAAAAAATAAAAAAGCAGCTTAAAAAGAAAAAGAACTTTATATATTAGTAGGGTAGTTTATACTCATACCCAGGAGTCCATGACTAATAAATTACTTGATAGCAATCTTCTTAGGCTTCTTTTCTTCTGGAACATTCTTGTATAGATCAATATACAGAATGCCATCCAGCATACTTGCACGATCTACCTCAAAATACTCTGGTAGATTAAATGAGCGAGTAAACTTGCGAGCTGCAATACCCTTGTGGATATAGTTTGCCCCCTCGTCCTCCTGACGCTCACCCTTGATTGTTAGCACATCCTTCTCTACTGAGATATCAATGCCCCCACGATTAAATCCAGCAACAGCAAACTCAAGAACATAGTGTTCGTCTGAGATTTTGTTGATGTTATATGGTGGGTAAGTGGCCTTTACTGGCTCTGCGAATACCTTCTCAAATTCCTGAGCAAGGCTTCCGAATGGGAAAAGCAGGTCTCTTCCTACATGTGGTGTACGTGTGTATACCATGTTATCATCTCCTTATATTAAGCGAGTTAATTGCCCCCGTTTGGCAGGCATATATATTATACCAAGGAAATTCCAATTATGCTATACTTTTTGTTAAGAAGGATGGATTAATGGATAGCCAAAAACTACAAAATCATGCTAATAATGTTACGGAAAGCCGTAAAGGAAATAAGTTTAGCTATGAGTCACCAATTCCAGGTGTTCATATTTATAGCAATGTCTGGCCAAACTCTTTAGAGTGGTTTGAAAAGGTAGACGGAGACCAATACTGGGAAGATAACCCAGCTCCTGGGAATAAGAAGTGGATTCGGGAAGATTATCTAGACGATCTAGTTGGAAAGAAAAGTCGTACATGCTGGATATGGCACGACCAAGAGGTACAGGACAATCTAGAAGAAGTCGTAGATTCTTATTTGTGGCACTGGGATCTAGATCCACACAGCCGTGAGTCTCTTAGGATAACTAGATATGAACCTAACGGAGAATTTTTTGGAATGCACCCAGATGACTCTTTTGCTACCCCCAGAACTACATCTCTAGTCTATTACCCGAATGATGACTATGAGGGTGGTGAGCTTGAGTTTATTCATTTTGGTGTAAAGATTAAGCCAAAGGCTGGGCAGTTATTTCTTTTCCCTGCAGGATATAGCTATGAACACAAAATTTATCCAGTCACTGGTGGTGGATATAGAAGAACAATGGTAACCTTTTTTAATCAGATGAGCAATCAAGAAATTCAAAACAGACACAAAGCTATTAGCCAGAATAGCTTTTACAAGGCTGATTTAAAATATGTATTTGCTTCAAACTTTGGTCAATAAACTAAACATAAGAAAAAGCCAGGTGGTTAGCCTGGCTTTTCTTTTATGCTAAATACTACTTCTTGGGTGGAGCAGACTTCTTTGCAGCTGGCTTGGCGGCTGGTTTAGCTGCTGGCTTTGCTGCCTGTGCCTTCTTAGCCTTCTGTGCCTCGCTAACTAGCTTTTCGATTGCAGCCTTGTTCTTCTCTACGTATTCCTTAGAGATTACTGCTTCACCATCTGAAAGCTTAGCCAGATGTGGCTGTGCAAGCTTTTCGACTAGACCAAATGCTGGGTCCTTCTTGTTTAGTGCACGTAGTGCTACTGGAAGAAGACCTGCGATTAGTGCCTTTGCTAGATCAACTGGGTCAGTCACTCCAGCTAGGTATAGTGCAGAAGCTGCTGCAAGAACTGATCTCGCATATGATGCTAGTGCTGCCTTTAGTTTTTCATTCATTGTGGTTCTCCTTAAATGTTATTGTTTTTTATATTCTCTGGTAACAATTTTTGTAGCTCTTTGTTTGCATCCAGAATTCTTGATAATACCTCGCTAGAGCTTGTGCCCTGTATCTGGGCCTCAAGTACAGCTGAATCAAATTTTAGAATAGCTGCTTGAACGTCTTCGATATAGGAAAAGGCATCCTCACGACTTTTATTTAGAAACATCATGAACTCTTCTGACTCCACGAGCTTCTTATCTTCAATTGTCTGCAATATTTGGCCTCTCAGAAGATCTTTGTCTGCCTCTGCCTGTAGAGTTAGGGCAAATAGTTTTCTATTTTCTTTTTTTATTACCAAATATCTATAGGCAAGAACAATACACAAAAGAATTGGAATAATATAAACAATATCTATTAAATTAATCATTGTTCCCTACCCCCCTCTCTAACTAGCAATACGATAGCCCCGTTATCCTCCAAAGCTTTCTTAATTCTGATCATGTATTCGACTGCTGAGATTTTTTCTTCTCCGCTTAGCCTCATAAATATGTCTTCCTTAGCCCTGATAGTTAAAAAGGTATCGTTATCTTCTAGACTTACTCCAAAGTTTTTGGGTGCAGGAATAGAATGAAATGCTCTTCTCATCGCATCAGTGTACATTCAATCCCTTACCCATCATTTGTTAGTTTTTGCCAAGTCTTGCCCCATTGAGCCTTAGTCTTGTGTCTATTAAACTCTTTAGATATTTCACCATCTTCCAAGTATATTCCACCCCAGACTCCCCAAGATTTCTGTGATACCCCAATAGCAAAACATTGTCTTGCAACTGGACATCCAGCACACATCTCATCAATGTCTGGTCTTAGCTCTGGGTCTTCCTCATACTCGTCAAAAAATAAGTTAGTGTCAAATTTAAGACAGCTGGCGTTTTCTTTCCACTTATCTCTGGATATATTCATAAGTTACCTCACAAACTTACCAGGGATCTCCCAACCAGTTTCAGTGATAGGAAAAACTTGTTTAACATACCATCTGCCCCTGATAAAAACGCCATTTGGCTTGCTCCACGCTGTTGGATTCGGAACTGTATGTTCTACATCCCAACCATTCCAACGCAAAGACTTCTCTGATCGGACAATCTTGTCCATTTGTTCTAGAGACGTAATAGTTTTCATCGTCTCTGCTCCTTATATTTTTTGTTTATTTGTGTCCCGAATATCTACGGAACTATTAAATACCTCTAGGTCAGTATTTAAAATCGATAGACTTGGACGTTAACGCCCTTGTTGCCAACCTTAGTAATCATACCAGGAATTGGCTCTTTTGGCAAGGTGTAATATGCCAAAAGATCGATATCGTGATGATTCTGTTCAATCCAGCTAGGTGGTATCTTAACAAGCTTTGATCGAATTCCTCTTGCTTTCAGACCTCTTTCTGTAACATTAATAAACTCCATAGCCATGTTATTAATATTTACTGGGCCAGCACTAAAAACCGTAAACTGCTTGTCATCATCTGGTAGATTAATTAAGGCAGATCGCATTCCAGATAGGAATATCGAATAATCGTCAAATCCCTTTGCCCCTTGGACCACTACTATCATTTGTATCTCCTAACATTTCTACGATTTCTATAATCTTTTTCAATTGTACATCATCCATCGACATTGTGTCAACCTCTCTTGTTGTTTCTTGAACGATGAGACTATCTTTCACATCGGCAACATAAAATGTATTATTAGCAATCCAGTATGCCTCTGTCTCAGACATGATTACCCTGACATGCTGTGACGCCTGGTGGTTCCTGCTCTGAGTTGGAGATGGAGGTTTTGTTATTGCCCGAACCAAATCTTCTATGGCCTTTATTGGCTTCAAAAGCTCGTTAAGTCGAGATTGCCTAAACTGAACCTCAAGATTAACCCTTTTCTTTTTATTTTTAAATAAAAGAATATTACAGACAGAAACTGTAGCTAAGGTTAAAATCGAACCAACAAAGTATTCCATAGGATAATTATACTATTTTATTTACTGGCTTTTGCTCTTGCCTTTGCAAGTGCCTCAAAGTCTTTTACCTTGGTGTCTCCAAGATATCCCCAGGCATATCCCTTTTCAATCATCTCGTGATTAAGTGAATTCCCAGAACCATCTAGGTATACCCAGCCAAGAATGCGACCATACTTTTCAGATGAGTCCATCTTCTCAGTCTTAATCACAACAGTCTTAGCAGCCTTAATAGCCTTCTTAAGATATTCCTTAGACTCCAGACCGAGAGCCTTCTCTACCTTGTCAGTAGTTCGTGATTCTGGGGTATCAATACCAGCTAGACGAACGCGTGAAGTAAAACTAATATCAAACCCTAGATCAATTACAACGTCAATGGTGTCACCATCTACTACGTTGGTCACTTCTTTTACATAATACTCAAACATTTAATCTTCCTTAAGTCTATTAGAGACCAGGCGGTCTCTTTCATCTATAATGCTAAAGGCAAACTTCATCATTTTGTCATACCCCACTGCATTGTTAACAACCAGCTCATAGTGATGGCCACAGAAACATAACTCTCCAGTTACTCCTGTGGCCTTCACATATGCCTGTGCTCCGCAATCTCTTGCATCGCATCGATCATTAGCAGTAAGTACCCACTCTGCTGTCTCTACCAACTACTTGTCCTTACTATAGAATCCGCTACCGTTAAAAGTAACGGCTCCTATAGAGTATACCTTATTCATCCTATTTCCGCAAGTCTCACATAAATATCCTGGATCTGCATCCGATATTCCTCTAGAGACTGTTAATTTTGTTTCACATTCACGACAGACGTATTCATATGTTGCCATTATTTATCTGCTTTCCCGAATCTTTCCCAAGCCCGTTCGTGAAAGTAATATGCTGTTGACTCCCATGCCATATACCCCAAAGCACCAATACCAGCATATTCCCATTCACCAGTAAACAAATAGATCACTGTGGCAACAAAGCCAAGGTGAACAATTTGCCAACTAACTGTTTTTTTAAGACTTCTCTTTTTTGACATTATGCCTGAGCTGCCTTAGCTGCTTGACGCTGTGCATCCAGTGCTGCAGCCTGATCTTCATCGTGAGTAGGTGCTGGGGCAACTGATCCATCTTCTGGGGTAGCAACTGCTGCTTCTGCAAGAGCAGCTTCCTTAGTGATAAGTGCCTTGGTAAACTTCATTGGGTCAACGTAGCCCTTGCCGTTGCCAGTCCAGACATACTTCTTTCCAACACAGATTTCCCAGTGTAGGTGCTTTCCAGTAACCATTCCAGTAGCATCCATGATGCCCAGAACTGTTCCAGCCTCAATCTTTTGACCAACCTTAACCTTTAGAGATCCCTTACGCATGTGAGCATAAACAGATACATAAAACTTTCCGTCAATCTTGTGCTGTACCATTACATGGTAGCCAAATCCACCAACTGAACCATCTGGATTTTTCTTGCTAGATGGACCAGCAAAAATAACCTTTCCGTCATGGAATGATTCAATGTAGATAGTTGCTGCTGCACCCCAAAGGTCTACTCCATTGTGGTGTTTCTTTGTCTTTTCGACTGGGTGAATACGCCATCCATATTCAGATGTTACCTTGTATTGCTTCCCCAATTTTCCATCTATTGGAAACTGTGTCTTTGCCATTTTATCTCCTTATCCGATAAGATACTATAATTATATCTTATTTTGCATTTTGCCTTGTAAATAACTTTAGCTAGATAGCATTATTAATTATCTGCTTTATGAACTTAAAATAAGCATAGTGGTAGGCGGTACCTGGATGCTTTGCCTGGTCCCTTGCGTAAATAGAAAACTCTTCTTTGTCTGGGTTAAGTTCTAGGTACTCTACCATTGTTGCAGCAAGCCAGCCCTGGTCTATTTTAAAGAATGTTGGGAAATCAGGGCTACCGAATAGATCTTCGGTCTTCATGTCCCAGCTAAATGAATATAGCTCTATGTTGTGGCTTTTGCAATAAAGCTCTAGTACTTTATATGACTGAAATACTGCTAGCTCAAGCTTAGCCTTTAGCAATTCTGTCTCACTGTCTAGTGGCATATTCTTCTTATTGTCAAATTTTGGCCTGTCAAATATGAAGTTAGTACTGCCTCCAGGCATTGGCTGCATAGATCTATATGGATCTGGCAGATTGAGCACAATCGTATTTGGATTTCCATAAATAGAGCAGTACTTTATTATTTCAAAAACCATGTTTGAAATGTTATTGCCCTCCATGGCAAGATTAAAATACCCAGAAGTGTCTTGCAGAGTTTGCCAGATTTGACGGGTCCAGGTTTCTTCTAAAAGAAGTCCAGTACCATAAGTTACAGAACAACCAGAAAAAAGTATATGCTTTTTACTACCATGATCCTTAGAGAACTCGTCGGATCTATATAGTTTTAGGTTTAACTCTTTATCTGGATCCATCCAATCAAATTTTTTATTAGGGTCTAGGATTTTTTCATAAGATGGATATAAGGTGGCGATGTCGTGACAAAAAGGAGAAAACTGAACTAACGGTATTGATTCCATTTGGTGAGCCATTATTCTGTCACCCCTGGGTTATCAATATACCATTTAATAATATTCGGTAATTCTTCATTTAGGTTGTATGGGGCAACCCATCCAGATTCTAAAAGCTTAGAATTGTTTAATCCATATCTAGAGTCATACCCTGGTCTAACTGTTGAAGAATCTACAAGCTTGTACTTAATATTTTTGCCCATGATAGTTGCAATTATTTCTGCCCATTCTAGGTTTGAGTATTCGGCATCCCCACCAACATTAAATTTATGTGGCTTCTCGCTATCAGATGGTAGAGCCATTGGCAAACTCAAAACATGTAGCAATGCGGATGCCTGATTACCAGCATGTAGCCAATAACGCATACCAACTTTGCCATTATCATATGTATGAATGTCCAATTCCTGATCATTAATAATTTTGTTAATTACCATTGGCGTAAACTTCTCAGCATTCTGAGCCTCACCCACCAAATTCATAATATTGATGATTGACACTGGAACACTGTAAGTTCTCCAGTAAGCAAAGATTATATCTTCTTGTGCTGCCTTAGAGGCACTGTATGGATTGCTTGGAAGATGTGTATCCCACTCTAAAAATTTATGCTGGTCGTATGGGCCAAAAACTTCATCTGTTGACACGTGAAGAACTTTTTCTGGCCTGTATTCTCTTGCCCAGTCAAGAACGTTGCAAATTACTTGGACATTATTGATGATAAAGTTTGCTGGGTCAGCGATGCTCCTATCCACATGGGATTCGCTGGCTAAGTTAATTAAGTAATCAATCTTTCCAAACCTAGCTGCCATTTCCCTAGAAATAGGCACAGATAGGTCGCACGAGATCAGGGATATTCTTGCAAACTTAGAATCATCATTGCTTGTGGCAAATCTAATTCTTGCTGGCAATTCCGAATGACTCTTTAATGTTAAAGCGACAATCTCCCAATTGGTAGTGTCCAGTATTCTCTTCATGACATGGGCAGCAACAAAGCCATCTCCGCCAGTTATTAAAACTCTCTTTGTCATTTTAAACCGAATATTTCTAGGAACTTGTCTCTGGCATTTTTTAGATCTTCCCCACCCTCTTCATAGAAGTCCTCAATTGATCGTCTCTGGTTCTTTACCTTAAAAATACTAGAGTTATCAAGCAAAACAAATTTTTCAATTTCTAGCTTTTCCTCTGGTGTTTCAAATATTGCTTGGTACCTCTTGCCTTCAGCCAAAGTATATCTATCTTTTTTATATATAGCTCTTGCCGTTGGGCTATCGTTGTGCCCAAGATGTGCAAACTCTGGCAAACGATAGTAGTCCCATCCAGACAAAAACGTTGTTACTGCAATCGTATACTCTTCTGAGTATGAGCGTATTGTTTGGTGAAATCCAACGTCCGACAGATAGTCTTTATTTGTAAAGAAAAAATGGCTGCAGGAGTATAAGGTTTTTTGGTATCTTTCTCCATCCCATGGGGCATGAATATATCCAGGGATAACGGTTCTCTCTATGCTTTTTGGCTCAAATCCCCAGTTTACCTTCCAGCAAGTCTTAAGAGTTATGGTGTTATCTTCATAAGTATCGGCTGGCTGCGGAGACAAAGATGTGGACATAATAGTTCTTTGTCCGTGTCTCCGAACAAGGTCCTCATAATCATTTATAATCTTTGCATCCCAATTTTTAGAGAATGTCATGTGGGAGTCTAGCATTAGGAAATAGTCTTGGCCAGAGTGCTGCTCTGCCATTTCTCTTCTTATCCAATAAACTCCTGGTCTTTTGCTAACCTCATAGAATAAAAATTTGAAGTTTGGATTGTTTATATATGGAGAGATATCTGGAAGCTCAGCATACTGCATGCCAATACAAAAAAACAATCTATCTGGATTTAAAGCGTTATCTAGTGCACCCTTAATTGTTGGCAATAACAGCGGATCTTCATATGCTGGAATAGTTATAAAAATTGTTTTATCTTTATTTACCATAATTATCTAATTATATCCTGTCCATACATCTTCTGCCACCTGTTAATGTCTTCTTCGTCATTTAATAATGGCTGACCCTTAATGTTAAGGCTAGTATTCAGTAATATTGGCACTCCAGTCTCTTCATAAAACTTTTTTAGTAGTGCGTATAGCCCTGGGTGCTGATTAGCATTTACTGTCTGTACCCTGGAAGTTCCATCATAGTGAACAACAGACGGGATAAGCTCTGGCTTTAGGCACTTAGGCGTGTACTGCATATAAGGGCTTGCATAGTGCATGTCAAACCATTCTGAAGCATATTCTTCCATAACTACTGGAGCAAATGGTCTAAACTCTTCACGCTTCTTTATCTTATTAACTTTATTCTTTATATCTGGGTCACGTGGGTCAGCTAGAATACTCCTATTTCCTAGGGCTCTTGGACCAAATTCTGCTCTTCCAGTGGCTACTGCTGCAATCTTTTTTGTCATAATTTCATTAAAGATTTTATCTACTGGGTATTCTCCGCCGAGATCGTGGCCTAGATATGGACCTTGCCAATTTAGGTGCTTGCCATGCATAGCTGCAGCAGCTCCTAGAGAGCTTCCTGCGTCTCCTGGATTAGGCATAATCCATACATCTGGGAATATGTCCCACAGCATAGTATTAGCTTTACTGTTAAGTGCACAGCCACCCATGAACACTAGGTTTGAACTATCTAATTCTTGTCTGGCTATGTACATAAAATCCCACAGCCTATCTTCGTATACCCTTTGCACAGCAGCGGCTATATGGAATTTATCATTTGCTGTAATGTCCTGTCCCCAGTCATAGATACCTTTGTGAAAGTTATATTTCTGCTTGTAAACTGCTGGGAAATACTCCTCAACCTTTTCATAGTATAGGTCTGGGTCACCATAAGCAGCCATGCCCATCATGATGTACTCTTCTTCGTTAGCCTTGAGACCAATGAGATCTGTAAATGCCGAATAGAATAGGCCATAGCTAAATGGATAATTCCATTTTTTATGCAGAGTTATTTTGTCACCATCACCGATCCAAACAGAACTTGTTGTGAACTCACCGATAGCATCAAGGACTACAATTACAGCATCTCTAAATGGACTGGTATAGTACCCTGCTGCTGCATGAGAATGGTGATGCCTAAAAGACTGGTCGTATTTGACATTAGGCTTCCAATCTGCGTACCCACCCAGCAACAACCTAAGCTTCTTGAGGTAAGGCTTTTCGTAATAGGCTATTTTGTCTGGGCTTCCGTATTTGACAAGATCATCCAAAAGATTACCATTAGTGTACCAGTCATTCTTGCTTTTGCTATATCTTTCTGCATGACCAGCAAACAAGATATTTCCATTATCGTCAATTAAAGACATGGCTGCGTCATGAGATGTCTCATTAAAGCCTAGAATCTTCATTCGTTCCCATTCGAATTAATAGGGTTATACATATTGTGGTACCAGTGTGGCATCGAGTACCTAAATCCTTCTGTAATTGGATAAACTTCATGGACATACAAGAAGTTTGATGGGAAAAATATAATGCTTCCAGCTTCTGGCTTAATTTTGACTCCAGACTGCCTGAACTCGATCTCTCCGCCCAGATAGTCATCATTCAAATACATAACGGTAGAAAGCACTCTAGAGCTAATACCCTGATCTTGATGTGCTGGTAGATGGCCACCAACACCATACTTCAAAAGATGTATACTCTGTTCTCTGGTCTTAATATTTTTGCCAGCAAATGGATAAAGCTGCTGCGAATAATGAGCAAATGCCCTATCTAATGAGCCATAAAGAACATTGGCAATATGCTTCATTTCTTTTGCATAGTAGTCTGTGTCTGAAATATCTTTTGCCTCTGGGAAAAACTTTTGATAATTAAATATCATCTCTCCATATGACCAAGGAGTCCAGTCTCTTACCACAGTTCGTGCATCATTCACATGCTCTTTTGCCAAGAATCTTACATTAAGTTCTTCTATCGCATCTATTAAAAGTTGTGGTTCCTGAATAACATTCTTATAGTAAACAAGACCAAGATCCAATACCCTATAATCCATCTTATTTACTCACATTCTTATTTTCTCTTGCTGCCCAGACAGCAGTTTCCTCCTGTGAGTGGAAGTCTGGATCAGCGTGGTTTGGCAAGCTTGTGTGCATATATAATGCTGTATTTCTCATGCCAGAAGTTACAGTAGTTATTCCATGAATATATTCAGACCCAGCTGAGGGGAAAAACACAGCTGAATATTGTCTTGGCTTATACTCAAAATCCTGATTTGGGAAATAGATAACTCCACCTTCGTATTCGTCTGGGCTATTTAAATAGATAATTGTACTAAACTCTATAAATGGCTCTGGTCCTTGAGCATCTATGTGAAGGCTGCCTTTTGTTCCTGGAGCCCAGACAGACCCAAATGCTTTAAATACATAAATAGGGTTAACGAAGCCATTAACCTCTTTGTGAACATCATTAGCTTTTCTACCATACTTAACTAAAAGATCCATAACACGCTTATTGTATGGGAAGGCTGTGCCACCAAAACGCTCCTTATAGTATTCTGGATAAGGGTTTATCTCAGATGGGCGAGACTGTTCCTCAATTAGGATTGCTGCATCCTCTGGGTCAATAAAATTATCAATTATGTGAATTCTGTGCATTTTCTTCTCCTAGTAAATTATATCAATAAATGGCTTTTGTGCCAGTTAAGAATCTTCTTGCATCTATCTTGTGCATCTTAAGGTCATATGGGTCGTAAAGTACGTCGTCTGCATTGTATGGTAAACGATGAATCTTAGAGATATCTATTTGATGAAAGCTTAAAAAGCTTTTTACGGCACTCTCTGTAATCTTGTACCTGGAAACATTTTTACAATTTAGCAAATCAATTACTACGTTATAGTTATGCTCTAAAGAGAATGTGTGATACATATTTTCAACGGATCTTTCTTTAGAGTCTGTATACATTTGAGACGGGATAGACATTATTGAGTACCCTGCTGACAGGAAAGCAATAGACAGATACTCATTTTCTCCATGGTACTTCAAAAAGTCTGGCATAACAATTTCTGCAAAAGATTCTGTTCTTCCAAATATAAAGTTTCGATCAACTATTTGTGTTAGAGAATAAGAGTCAGATGGTTCATAATCCACTCCAATTGAAAAAAGATCCTTTTGCTTTACGATAGCATTTCCAGAACCAGAAAAAATAGTTTTTGAGGTACCCAATCTCGAGATTAATTCTAGATCCCAACCATGACTTAGCTCTATGTCTGGACTAATTATGCAGACATAATCTGCTTCTCCAGAAGTATCAAATACTTTTGTAGCTCTTCTATAGGCTGGCCCCTTCATGCTGTCCCAAATTCTATGCTCGTAGTGGCAGTTAGGAATTTCAGAAAATTCTTTTGAATGCACAATTGGGTGCTGATCAAACACGTGAATAAAGTTATCTGATACTGTTACATTTTTTAGATGGATGGCAGCATTGTGTAAATTTTTATCTTTATAACCAACTAAAATTATAGAAATTGTGGCACTAGTCATCGTGGTTTACCTCTTTTTCTTTTTTGCCGAAAATTCCAAAAAACTTTTTTCTCCAAGCAACTTTTTTGTAATACCCATAAAGCATTGATCTTCTATTCTCTGCTCTAAACCAATGCTCATCCATAGACTCTGGAGAAGGATCTACCTTTAGTTCCCAACTATCTCTTTTAAAAGGAATCATCTGAAATAGTGGAGTTCCTTTTGGAATTACTCCACGAAAATTACGCTTCAAAAAGAATGCAGTAAAAACTGGAAGGCCCCAGATATCTGAATCGACTATTCCTGATAGGGTGTAGAATGGAAGCTCATGTCTATTCATAGGATGTGTTATTAGGACAGAATACCCTGGCGGAGTTTCATAATACCAAGTCATTCTCCAGCCATAGTGTATTGGATGACAATTGTCTGGCAGGGGAACATCGAATATTGGCCTTGTATCGACTAGCATGGTATCACCCTTCCAAGAAAGAATTGGGTGCCCCAGCTCATCCATATCAACGTATAAATCATCTTCTAAGCAATAGTAGTATCCAGCAGTAAGTGCGTCAAAATATGGCATACACATCTTTGTAGATACCTGGGCTCCGTCAGTGCCAATGTGGTTTTGAGGATTTAAAGTTATATCACTATTAGAGACGTCGTGGCGAGCTAATGACCTATACCATTCTGGAACATGCTTAACTGCTGGTTCAGCATTTAGATAAGGAGTTTCACCATTTTTCAAATAAGATGGAATAAAGGTGATATTGAGTGGCTGGTCATTCACTTATACTCCTTTGGTGATCTAAACTTATTTTTATATCCATTACTAAAAGTGCTTCTAAGATTCATTCTGTGTTTTTTGAGGAAGCCTTCTGACTCTTGTGGGTCAGCCACTTCCATCTTCCAGTCTTCCCTTCTAAATGGAATGATCTGTACTAGAGGAGTTCCTTGCTTAATTACACCAACAAAGCCAGCTTGGACCTTAAATGAGAAGTGTCCATCCGATGGATAGCCATCTGTATCAATTATTCCAGTTATTGCTGTTAGTGGAGAAATGTCTCTATTTATTGGATCAAGGAACAGTGCACTGTATCCTGGTGGAGTAGATGCTATCCAAAATGGCATAATTCTGAGAAGGTCTTGGTGATATACCTCTGCTGGCATTGGAAGATAGCTATACTGCTTTCTCTCGTGACTTGCGAATAGATCTGCCTTGAATGGAGACAATGGTGCTGGTATTTGATAGGTAAGCTTTTCTGGATCTGAGGCATCAATAAAAATGTCAGATGGTGCAACTAAAATATATCCAGCAGTAATGGCATCAAAGATTGGTAAGCATTTCTTTACAGTATTGGTAGGCTGTCCAAATTTAGATAATGACTCTCCGTTATCCATAGTTCCTGGCTGCTGCTTGTACCATTCTGGAATTGCTTTAGATGCTGGCTTTGGCTCTGGTGTAAAGGTTATGGTCTTATCGTTTAGGGGATAAAACTTAATTATTTGATGGCTCTTCTTTTTCATAAAATTCCTTAATCCTATCTATCATTATATCAGTTGCAGAAAAAACCATGTCAAACATTGGGGACTGTCTTTTTATTTTGCCAAATTTTTCCGTTACCATATGATCACCTAGCCTTTTAAAATGAAATGGAACAAAGAACGGATGCAGATATTCTAAACTTTTTTCTATAGGATGACAATTCATAGCTTGTGGATATACATAAAAAGGGCTATCCTCTACAGGCTCTATACTTACATAAGCTGACTCATCTAATATCCAAGGAACATAGAACTTATAAGCTCCTGGAAAGCATCCATTGGGAGTATCGTACCCAGATTGCGAGGTATTGTAGTATTGACGCATCCAGGGCCTATCCACGTTGTAGAATGACCCATCATCCCTTTCTAATAAAAATATTTCTGCATGGTTTCCCTGGCGAAGCCTAACTATATTATCTTTAATACTTACTAGCTCTGGTGATGGGACAAGCCTTTCAACATACCTATTGATTGGTTTAATGATAGAGTCTTTATGTCTGCCAATCAATATGTTCTGATAAGATAGCCAATTTCTTGGAATATTGGATTTCATAGAGATTTCAATAAAGTTAGGATCTTCTGTTTCATACCAAATATTAAAGTTATTAGCTTGCTGTGTACTTATTGCTGGCTTTTCCATAAATCCCCTTCTGAGAGCCTCCAACAGGACTTGAACCCGTCACCTACGCATTACAAGTGCGTCGCTCTACCAGATGAGCTATGGAGGCATAAAAAGTGGATGTCCAGCATCACTGGGTTTCTTACGAAGAGTTTAGTTGCAACATACTCCACTTCACCACTTTTTGCGACTCCAATGGGACTTGAACCCACGACCCCCACCGTGACAGGGTGGTGCTCTAACCAACTGAGCTATGGAGCCAGAACCCCCCATTACTGGGAGGGTGAGTAGGTGGATTGCCTTTTACCACCAGTGCCTAGTCAATACGGTTCTGTAAGATCCGCTTTTGAGCACACCCTCAGTTTAGCTTGCTAAGCTTGGACGCTAGTCCCCAAGTTGCCTTATTCCCCCCATTTGACTCTGGGAATTATTCGGCCATACTCCACAGAAACCGTCGTTGCTGTGTTTGCGAACAGAAGAGGAGTCGAACCTCTAGCTTGCTGATCAGTGCCGTGTTGCCTATTACACCATCTGTTCAAGTGGGATATCAGATTAATCAGATCCATATCCCTGAGTCGTTTCCTAAGACGGGTGACCAACCCCGAACCTATATCGTGAGATTACCTACACGCCAGAGTATCTACTGCCTGGACAGCAACAAGTGTTGAATTTTTTACGTGCACTTGTACACGTATAGGTGATTAGCCTATAGAGGGGATAGAGGTAATCGAAACCTCATCTAAACTTTGGAAGAGTCTCATTCTAGCCGTTGAACTATATCCCCGAAATTAGACTTAGACCAACCACCTCTAGTGACTGTTCTAATTCTATGACAATTTGCACAAACAGTTTCACACTTATCTAATTCATTCATAAGGGTTTCTAAAGTAAGTACCCCAACCATTCTAGAGACATTAAAGCTTTTATCTCTTAAATGATCTTGCTCTAAAACCCTAATGTCCGAATTACCACAGTCTATGCAAGACTTTGTGGATAACCATTTATAATAGTCATCACGATAAGTGTTTTTGTTTTTTGCAGCTTTATCAATATACTTTTGTTTATTATCCTGATAGTGTTGTTTACGATATATAGAGTGGCACGTTTTACACACTGATTGAGGCTTACCATGCTTTTTATTGAACATATCAAAATCTTTTTCAATACCGCATTTACTACAAGTTTTCATAAACTTAGTATAGCACATTTCTTTCCAAACTTATATTAATTTGGAAGGATCTCTATTTAATTGTGTTGCTTGCTTTTATCCTATACCCGAGGAGTGGTGCAAGCGGAACCATTAGCTGGGACAGCAGGGATCGAACCTGCGACATTTCGATTAACAGTCGAACGCTCTGCCAGCTGAGCTATGTCCCAATCGTCCGTTTAAGGATGGACTTCCTTTAATACTATGGTATCACATTTACAAACTTGGTGTCAAGAATTCCAGAAACAAATTTTGCAGCCACAGCAACGTTACCAGCAGATGTAGTATTTGGAATTAAACCGAATACTGACGACTTGTATGAGTATACTATTGACGTTGCAAAGTAGTCTGTGTTACTGTCAAAAGAGAATGAGCTAACTGCTTGACCAGTCTTATTTAATGCTCCTACACTAACAGAATTAGTTTCTACAAGACAAGCAGGATAGTCCACTGGTGCACCAAACTTATTTCCTGTTGCAGCAAATACTGGAATACCCTTAGCTGATAGGGATGCAATCAGGCCTTTGATCGTTTGGTCTGCCTTAGTAGCACCACCAAACTCTGCTGTACCTGCTGTATTTGGAGAACAGGCCTTATTACCATTAAATGCTCTAGAAATAGATACAGCACCAATGTTAGATGAGTTATTGTTTACCCAAATCAATGCACGGATAAAGTCTCCAGTTGTCATCTCATTAGTGGCCTTTGCAGATGTATTGGCAGACCTTACTGTAATAATCTTTAGATTTGGATTCTGTCGTTTTGCAACCTCTACCATTCCATTTCCATGGTTAGCTGGATTAGAGATTAGTGCTGGCTTTGAGGCCAACGTGATATTACATCCACTGCTAGCAACACATACTGACGCATTGTCAAAGTATGAGTCAATAATTGCTAGTGATTTTGTTTCAGCAGCCTGTGCTGGTGATAGTGATACAGATGCAAGTAGTGCACCCAAAATAATTGCTGTTTTCTTCATACCCTTTTTCTTTACGCTAGAATTTTAATTACTGGAGAACATGGGTCTCCGCCATCTTCCCACTCTTTTTCTTCTTCTTCTGACATGTATGGATCTCCATCATGCGTGTAGCAGAATGGCTCAGTTACCCAACCCTTGTCTATACCAATCTGAAGCCATTCCCAAACTTCTTCTCTTTCATCTTTTTCATCTACGCTCATGTATATATTCTACTCTCTGAGTTAGGATTTGTCAAGTATTATTCGTTGCTTAGTAGGTAATTTATTACGTCTGGATTGTCACGAATTATGGTTAGGAAGGCATCTTCGTACATAGCAATAAAGTAGTGTTCCCATACATCAATGATCTCGTTAGGCTGAACATCTTCTACGTTTGGCTTAATACCAGAACTGCCTGACGAAAATCTTACTGCGTGAAATAATTCATGGAATAGGACCTGACGCTTGCGACTAGGAGTGGCAGCTTTATCAATTACGATGATATTTCCCTCTTGAATGGTATATCCATAACTGCCATCATTAAGTAATCCATCTGTATTCTTTGTGCGTTCTTCTACAGTCCAAACCTGACTACCAATCTTGATTCTT